TAAGATACGAAGACTATCCTGTTTTAAGTAAGACTAATAAAATTAGATACGAAGGCAAATATTTAATTATACACGAATTTAGAATATTAGAAGAAAAACGTAAATGGATAGAAATTAAATGTGAAGCCGATAGTAGCGATATTTTGATATACGATGAACAATTTCAACCAATAACAGATGAAAACGGAAACTTTATAACTACATAACTATGCCAATATTTAACGAGGGAGAAGAATTAAATTATTTAGAAAAGGATGACATTTTAATGAGTGGAAGTCCTGATAATTTCAGCAAAGTAAAAGCGCAAAATCTTTATAACAGAACGTTAACAAGAACGCAGTTACAGGCTTTAATAAGTGCAAATACTTTAAATATAGGGCAACAATACACTATAAGCAATGCTGTAAGTAATACAATGGCTTTAAAAGTTACGGCAACTGGAACTAACATTTTAGATAATGTTGCAGTAAGAGTGTCAAATGGTGTTAATTACATTTATAACATTACCACAGATACTGCTGAAATAATACAACAAATAAATGGTATAGGTTTTGTAAAAGCCAATGGCACTACAATAACTTACGATAATAGTACATATTTAACAAATATTAATGGCATTACTGCTGGAGGAGAGTTAAGTGGTACATATCCTAATCCATCTTTATCTAACAATGCTGTAACTGGAAAAGTTTTAACTGGTTTGTCTATTAGTGGTTCTTCAATTGTTTCTACGGATTCAATTCTTACTTCTTTTGGTAAATTACAAAATCAAATTAATTCTTTAGTAGGTGGTGTTAATTATCAAGGAACTTGGAATGCTTTTACAAACACTCCTGCATTAGCAAGTAGCGTTGGTGTAAAAGGATATTATTACGTTGTAAGTGTTGCAGGATCTACTAATTTAGATGGAATAACTGATTGGAAATTAGGCGATTGGGCAATATTTGATGGTATTACTTGGCAAAAAGTAGATAATACTGATGCTGTAATTTCAGTCAATGGTTATACTGGTATTGTTACTTTAACAACCTCTGATATAAATGAGGGTACAAATTTATACTATACAGATGCAAGAGTAAGACAAGCTATTTCTGAAAATATTGTAGGTATTAATTACGATAATAATACTGGTGTATTTTCTTTAACTAATGGATATGTTATACCAACTACAACAGAGCAATCTAATTGGAATACTGCTTATAACAATAGAATATCTTCTCTTACTACTCTTGGCAATAGTGGTGCAGCTACATTAATTCAAAATGTTTTAAATATTCCTAATTATACTTTAAGTGGTTTAGGTGGTGTGCCATATACAGGTGCTACTGCTAATGTTGATTTGGGAGAATTTGGAATTAAAGCAGGTTATTTTGAATATGATCTAACTCCTACAAACACTCCAACAACACAAGGCACTACATATTGGGATTCTGCTGAAGAAACAGTGGCATTAATTATGAATGGTGCTATCCAACACATTGGATTAGATACTTTTTATAATGTAAAAAATAACACAGGTTTTGCAATACCTAAAGGAACAGCGGTTAGATTTGCAGGGACTGATGGTAATAGTGGTCACTTATTGATTGCACCAATGTTAGCTGATGGTTCTTATCCATCTTCTTATTATATGGGTATTACAGCAGAAGTGATTGCAAATGGAGATTTTGGTAAAGTTATTCAATTTGGTAAATTAACAGGAATAAATACTAATGCTTATACAAACGGAGATATATTATATGTTTCGACAACTGTAGCAGGTTCGTTTCAAACAACAGTACCTACTGCACCGAATAATATTATAATAGCAGCAGCAGTAGTAAGTGCTTCAAATAATGGGACTTTAATGGTTCGTGCTACACTTGGCTCTAATATAAATAGTGATGAGGGTGTTAAAATTACAAGTCCTACAACTGGTCAATTATTACAATTGCAATCAAATGGACTTTGGGAAAATAAAACTAAAGCACAAATATTAGGTGGAACTTCAAGTCAATTTGTAAAAGGAGATGGCTCATTAGATTCTAATAATTACGCTTTATTGTCATCAATAAGTGGTACGACTGGTAAATTACCTAAGTTTACTGCGAGTGGTGCGATAGGGGATAGTATTGTGAGTGAGAGTGGTAGTGTTATAAGTGTTGCTGGTGCATTAAATATAACATCAACTGCACCTTATATTGAACTTACAGATAGTACAAATGGTATAGTTCATTATTTAGAGGGTAATGATACTTCATTAGTTTTGTATTCAGACTTTGGTAATACACAATCTGGTAGCTTAATAGACTTTAGAATAGATGGTAATACTAATCGTATGTCTTTATCTGCTACCGAACTCATTACTTTTGGTGCAACCGACACAGGCGAAGCACATATCTTTGGTGGTACAGGTAGATTTAATGGTAATCTACGTTCTATAGGTAGAGTTACATCAGAAGTTCTAACTACAGGTGCAGCATACTTTGAAGCTAAAAATACATTAGGTAGTTCTTATTTTGGAAATGACTCTGTAGGTGCTTATATTATAACAGAGTGGAACGCACCTATTTTATTTTATACAAACAATACTGAAAAAATGCGTATTACCTCTGGTGGTAACGTAGGCATAGGCACAACAAGCCCAACAAGTAAATTATCAATTTCTGATGGTGCTACAATGTATGCAGCACAAACAGGAACATTATTAGACATAAAGGCTAATGTATCTAATGGTAATGATACAACATCAAGGGTTGGTTTAAGATTGAGCAATAATAGTAATGCTTTCAACATATGGTATGGAGGTACAACAGATAGACTGAGATTTGCCGATGGTGGGGGTAATGAAATTTTAACATTAGTTAATGGTGGTGTTTCTGCTTCTTCATTAACAGTTGGCAGTACAATACATACATCAAAAGCAGGGTCAATTAGTGGGTACTATCTAAACCTAAACACATTTAATGTAGGAAATCAATTCCCAATAAATAGAATTAATGGTGCATATATGGCTTTCCCAAATGCTACCGATGGTTTTATTTTCTCTCCTGGAGGGGATAGATTTGCTAACCATACTTTTTATTCAAACGATGGATTGAGTTCAATGAAATTTGGGCAGTATTCAGCATTCCCAAGTTCAGATGGTGGAGGATATTTTGAGTTAATATTAGACAAGGGGAATTGGGGTGCATCAGCTGATTCGTATATAAATTTCAATATAGAAGAAGGTTTTAATCTTTTCTCAAGAGGAATAAGTTTAAACGCTTCTGATTATTCATCAGCATCAATTGGTGCTGCTGCAATTTATCTTAATTCTAACGATGGGGCAAGTGCGTCAAATGTAAGTATTTTACCTACAAGAATTACATTTTGGGTAAATAGAATACAGTTAAAACCATTAACAACAACACAAGTAAATGCTTTAACAGCAACATCAGAAGAAGGGGATATTGTTTATAACTCAACTTTAGATACAATTTGTTTTTATAATGGTTCAAGTTGGCGACAAGTTTCTCATACAGCTATGTAGTCATAAAAAATAAACATATATTTGCAAAAAAATAATTATGGAAGAATTAAATGTATTATCACAAGCTATTGAAATAGCACAGCAAAAAGGTTGCTACTCTTTGAAAGATGCAGTTATTGTTGCATCTGCATTGGAAAGTTTAAAACAAAAACTTAGTAACGAAGATGATAAAGCGGTTAGCTAACTTATGCAGAGAATGTTACAAAGGGGAGTTTACTAATTCCCCTATTTTTTCTATTGACGTAAAAGGTGTACAGGCTTACATATTAGACGAAGGGGAATATTGTATTTTGGTTTTTAGGGGAAGTGATGAAAAAGAAGACTGGAAACAAGATTTTAAAATAGGCTTTGTCAATACTGTTTATGGTAAAATGCACAAAGGATTCAAACAAAGTTGGGATTTAGTAGCTTCTAAAATTAGGGCAAATTTGCCTAATAAACCATTATATATCACAGGTCATTCATACGGTGGTGCATTAGCATTTATAAGTGGTATTTATATTCCACACGTTGAGGTGGTAACTTTTGGATGTCCGAGAGTAGTACACAAAAACTATTTTAATTATTTGAAAGTTAACCATATAAGAGTAAGAAACAATAACGATATAGTTACAATGTTACCGCCGAAATCATTAGGCTATACACACATTGGACAGTTATTGTATTTAGATTACGAGGGTAACAAGGCTATCAAAGTAAATATTTTAGATAGAATCAAGTCACATATTAAAGCGTGGAAAAAAGGGCAAAAGTTTAATCCATTTTACGACCACGATATAAATAAATACATTGAAAAGTTGTGAAAATTAAGGGAATACAAGCGGTTACAAAAGAACTTGAAAAGAAAGCCAAGCAAATAGAAAATAAAATAGCAGCGCAGGTTTTTGATACAGGGCAGGAAATTATTGCCAAAGCTAATGATAATGCACCTACTTATACTTGGGGGGTTATTTCGATTTTGCAAGGTGGGGATAAAAGCGATAAGTTTTCTTTTGTTGTAGAAGCGACTGATTTTGGTAATCCTCCAATGGCTGCATACTGGGAATTTGGAACTGGAAAGAACTTTTTAGAAAATATGAGCGGGTATACAAGAGAACAAATAAATTTTGCAAAAAAGTTTTATGTAGATGGCAAAGGTACTATAAAGGCGCATCCATATCTTTTCCCTGCTTATTACACAGAAAGAAAGAATTTTATTAAAGAAATAAAAAAGATAATTAAAAATATATGAAAGATTTAGGCTTAATCATAAGGACAAAATTTTGGGAAAGGTTAAACGGAGTGGCTTATTCAGGTGGCACGTTAAAAGTGTACGATTCTGCAAGTGTACCTGCTAATATTAACCCTCCTTACGTTACATTGGGAACGTTTTTGAGTACAGAGTTAGGCGAAGGCTCAAAACAGTCTTATGGTCAAGAATGTATCCTTTTATTAGAAGTAATAACAAAGGCATCTAATAGTTACGGAGGTAAGGCACTATCTGACGAGATTTCCAATATAGTTATTGAAGAATGCAGAACACGACAAGCGGGTTATTTTGATTTAAGTCCTAATTTTCAGTTAATTTCAATAATATTAGAAAATACCCAAACAATTGAGGATTTAGTAGAAAGTGGGTTAATTTCACGCAGGTTAATAAGATTCAGGATAAAAGTACATCAATTATAATGCTAAAAATTTTAGTATATTTGTAAATAAAAAGATATGAGTATTTTAAACGGAAGTGATTTATTATTATTTATAAATGATGGCATTGACGACTATGCAGTAGCTTGTCAAAGAGGTGTAACCGTTACAATAAATTCAGATAACCCTGATGCGACCTGTAAGCAAGATGATGGCTACACTCATTTATTATATGGCAAACGTAGCTTTGAAATTTCAGCGGATGCTTTGCAGTCTTTTAACGAAAATATGGATTTAGAGCTTTTATTTGATTATTACAAAAATAGAACTCCTATAAACTTTTCAGTAGCAAATCCATTATTTACAGATGTTTATTTTACTGGGGAGGCTTTAATAACTTCAATTGAAGCAAATAGTCCAATGGAAGACGTAGCGACTTATTCAATTACATTGCAAGGGGATGGAGTTTTACAGAGCCTTGTTTCTTAATTTGTTAATTGCTAAAAAAATTAGTATTTTTGAATAACATTAAAATATAAAAAAATGGCAGTATTTAACGGAACTTTAACAGTTTTAAAAATGGACGGAACGCAGTTAGCAGAACTAACTAACGTTACTATGTCTATGACTTCAGATAATTTTGAAACTACATCGAAAGAAAGTGGTGGATATGCAGAATTCGCTTATGGCAAAAGAAGTGTAACATATTCAGTTGAGGGATTGGCTGACTTCCAAGCATCAAACAAAGATTTAGCTGATTTATTTTCTGCGTGGACTTCAAGAACAGTTGTGTCATTAGAGTGGACAAACGCAGTTTCAGGGGATAAAAAAGTAACTCAAAGTGCTTTAATTTCAAGTATTGATGTAGATGCACCGATGGAAGATGTAGTAACTTATTCGGTAGAATTTCAAGGAACAGGAACTCCAACTATTGCAACTATCTAATGATTGAAATAAAACTAAATAACGAACTAAAAAGCCTTAAATTTAGTAATTACGCATTAGAGTGTTTTACTAAAATAACAGGAAGTGAGATTGGAGAGATTAAAGAAATATCGGAAGATTATACTCAATTAGATTTAATTGCCGATATTATTTATTCGGGGTTGATTGGTAATTGTAGAGCGACAAACACAAAGATTGATTTTACAAAAGAGGATGTTGTTTGTTGGGTTGACGATTTAAGCTATACAGACCAGTTATTAGTTATTAAGGATTTTACAGAAAGTTGCTTAAAATTTACAAATCAAATGTTAGATGCATTTAAAGCAATGCAAGCAGAGGGCGAAAAAAAAAAGTAGATTTTAATGACTTGTTAGATATTGCGGTGATGGATTTAGGTCTGTTACCGCATTTTTTTTGGGAAATGACTTTAGTGGATTTTTACCGATATTATGTTTATAAGCAAAAAGAACAAGCGGGAGAGTGGAATAGAACGAGGGTGTTAATGAGTTATATCCTTAACACGCAGGTAGAGAAAAAACATCAAAAGAAACCAAAGCAAATTTTGCCTTTATGGATTGATAATATTGAAAAAGCTAAAAAGGTAAGAGAATTTAAAGAGGAAGAAAAAGAAAAACTTAAGAAAATGATGCGATGAATGAAAAATTAAGTGTAGAAATAAGTGCTGATATTAAGTCATTAAAAAAAGAACTTGAAAAAGCAGGTTTAGAGTTAAAAAAATTTAACAATACAACCGCACAGGCTTCTACGGATTCAGTAAAAAATTTAAACAATATTAGTACAGCCGCTAAAAATTTAGGAGGTATTTTAGCAGGTGCTTTTGCAGTTAGTAATATATTAAGTTTTGGCAAATCTGTTGTAAATACAACGGCAGAATTTCAAAAACTTGAAGCTGTATTAAGCAATACACTTGGTTCTTCTTCAGCCGCACAATTAGCAATGCAAAGTATTGTAGATTTTGCATCAAAAACTCCATTTTCAGTAAATGAGTTGACAGATTCATTTGTAAAACTTGCAAATCAAGGTTTTACTCCAACTGTTAATGAAATGCGCTCTTTAGGCGATTTAGCATCATCTACAGGTAAATCTTTTAATCAATTAGCAGAAGCTATTTTAGATGCTCAAACAGGCGAATTTGAAAGATTAAAAGAATTTGGCATTAGAGCATCAGCAGAGGGCGATAAAGTAAAATTTACCTTTAAAGGTGTTACAACCGAAGTGCAAAAAACTTCCGAAGCTATGAGAGGTTATATTTTGTCATTAGGTAATGCAGAGGGTGTAACTGGTGCGATGGATAAAATATCTAAAACGTTAGGCGGTCAATTATCAAATTTAGGAGATAATTGGACTACTTTAATGAAAAACATTGGAGACGCTAACGATGGTATTTTAAGCAAAACTGTTACTATATTAAATGATATTTTATCAGAATGGAATAAAATAGCGCAAGCTGAAAATATAACTTTAAAATTAGGAATAGACCAAAGAGGTCAGGATTTAATTGATAAATTGCCATTTGCAGAATTTTTCCAAAACTTAACTGGTGGTGTAACTTATGGTCAATCTGCAGATTTAATGTTAGCAGATACCTATAATAAAATAGGCAAGCAAATATCAGATGCAAAAACAGTAAAAGAATTAGAAAATCTAAAAACTGTTTTAAGAAACACAAGAAATGAACTTGAATTTGGAAGTCCACAATGGACAATATATAATCAAAGATTAATAGACGCTTCAAATGCTTTAATACAATTAAAGAAAAATAAAAAGTCTTCAGTAGTGACAACTCCTACAGAAAGACCATTTGAAGAGCCAATGGCTTTGATGTCCGGTGCAAGTGAATTAAAAAAACAAGCTAAAGAATTATTTGATTTATATAAAGAAAATCCTGAAACTTTAAAAACAATGGGCGATGTTTATGCAAGTAATCCATTTTTTAGAGATTTAATAAACGGAGATATAGCTGAACAAACTCAAAAATTTACAGAAGACTTAAAAGGGTTAAAACAAACAAAAGATACTTTTGGGGATAATACAATACAATTAATAAGCCCTGAACAAGTCGCTAACATTGAGAATATGGTTCAATTGTTAGGTGGTGCTTTAACTTCTGCCTTTGATGCTGCATTAATTTCAGGGCAAAACTTTGGACAAGTATTAATAAAAGCAATTGAGGATTTAATAAAAAAATTAATAGCTGCGGTTGCAACGGCTGCAATTTTAAGTGCTATATTAGCTTCATTTGGTATTACTCCTGCAGCATTAGGTGGAGGTGCTGGTTCTTCTTTATTTGGTACAATATTTAAAGGTTTATCGGGATTTGGAGGTGTAGGTACAAGCGGTAATAGGATTGCAAGCGTTCCACAAATAGACACAGGTGGTTCGGTTTCATTTGAAATTAGAGGCGATAAATTATACGGCGTATTACAAAATTATCAAACAAGATTAAATAGGCTACAATGACATATAACGATAAATACTTTTTTGAATTTGCTACTCTTAAAACTGCCAATAAAAGTCAATTATATTATAAAGTTTTATTTGCACAAAAAGAGGACATTCCTGTTGTATATGATTTAGTAGAATTAAAGGCAAGCAATAGTCCATTTATTTTAAGCTATAAAAGTGCCGAAGATTTTGCATTTAGTCCTTTTAGAGTGTCAAGTGCCGAAATAAATATTTTATATCCTTATGGCGCTTCTGATGACGTTCCACAGCCTGAAAATTTTTTTACAGCATTAGACGATTTAAGTTGGCGTGTACAATTATTAGAAAGCACAGATAATGGAATAAGTTTTCAATTAAAGTGGCAAGGTTTTTTAATTACTTCCGATGTTGAATACGAGTGGCAAGATGCTTATTATTATAGATTAACGGCTACCGATAATTTAGGTGTTTTAAAAGATATAAAATACTCACGTGAAGATAGGTTTGCAATGCGTGAATATATACCTACACAAGGTGCTGAAATTATAGATTTTATTGCTGAATTATTAGAACCTACAGGGCAAAATTTAAATATAACTATAGCTTGTAATTGGAAAAATAACAATGTTACACAAACATTTGAAGATATTTTAATTAGTAAATTTTCTGCTATTAATTGGGAAACAGGAGAACCAAAAGATTGTCATACTATATTAAGCAGATTGGTAGGTTCATTAGGTTGTATTTTATATCAATCAAATATAGATGCGACTTGGACAATATTAAATATAAACGAAATAGGAACTACATTAAATAATCAAATACCTACAATTGTTTATAATTCAATAGGGACACAAATTAATACTGGAACATTAAGTTTAAATGATACTATAAATTTAGGAGATGAATTTATTTGGAGAGATATTAATCAAATAGTTACTTTAAAAAGACCAATAGGCTATATAAAAATGATGTTTCCTTATGAGCGTAAAAACTTATTAAGAAACTACGGATTTCAAGACGATACACAAGATATAGTAGATGATTGGGCAACAGTAGGCACATTTCCAACTACAACAATACAATTAACTCCATTTTTTAAATCTATATTAGATACACCTTATGACGATGTCATAACAAGAATAGAAGCAACTGGTACTATTGTAGATTCTTCAAATTATTTAAGAAATTTTGTTGGTTTAATAGAAACAGATTTAAATACTATTGAAAATCCAAGTGCAAATGGTGTATTCTTTTTCTTTTATATAAAATTTAAATATAGGGCAACAAAATCTTTTCCTGAACCAGAAGATGGTTTTAATTATCAATTAGTTATTGATTCAGGTGCTTCTGTTGCAAATTATTATTTTGATAATACAAATCCATTATATACCAATACAAATAATGGAGGATCATTTACTACAGGTATAAATGGAAGAATTGCCGAATTTGTTACAGAATACAATAAAAATATTGTTTGTCAAACAAGAACTACAGCAGTATCGGTATCTGATATTACTTCAGTTGAATTAAGATTTTTAAATTTTATTAATGGTACTGGAATTACTGCAGGTCAATATTTAATTGACGATGTGGAATTAAATATAAGTGCTGTTAGATGGAATCAATTAACAGAATTAGGATTTTATGCAAGTATAGGAGGTTTTAAAAATAATCCTATGGAGATTAAAACAAATTTTCACGGTGGAACAGATACTTTAGATTGGTGGTTTTTTGAAGATTGTATTGGTGTTAAATTTACACCTAACGTAGTTACAAGACCACAATCTAATTTATTATGGACAAGACAATGGGAAACTTATTCAGAATCATTAAACGAAAATTTAATACAAAAAGTTTGCAGAAATATTATTTCATTTTATCGTAAGAGTTCTCGTAAATTTACAGGAAACGTATATGGAGATGGTATGACTTTCCCTAAATATTTTGCTATTAAAGGGGCAGTAGATAAAACAGCAAAACAACAATTAGAAGAAGCATTTGAAGCATACGTTTTAGAAGATGGCGGTACAATAGAAAATACCTATTGTAATTCAGACTTTTTAGAAGAATTTTTTGTTCAGGATTCTAAATTTTTAACAATTGAGGAAACAATAGACTATGCAAATAGTACAACAAATGTAAATTTACACGAAGATTTAACAAGTACAACTGAAACAAATTTTCAAACAGGTGCTACTCATAAATATAATTCAAACGGGGTATTTGGGCAAACTACTGGAAGTAATATTAATAGTCAACAAGTAACTATAGGAATCGGAGGTTAAAAATGAAAGATATTGAAGAATTAAGAGAATTAAATAATCAAATGGCTAAATGTTTATTAGCAATTGATAGAATAGAGGAAGCGTTATTAGGCAACGAGTTTAACGACAACGGAATAGTTAAACGCATTAATCAAATGGAAGCTAAATTAAAACGATTAGATAGAGCGTTTTACATACTTTTGGGTATTGTGACTTGTGGTGCTTATCCGGTGGCTTTAAAATTTTTACCAGTTATAAAACAATATTTAAAATGAACAAGAAACTTACAACAAATTACAAAACTACAATTTTGGGTATTACATTGGCTATTTTAATGAGTTGGCAAAATTTAGATATTGAGCATCCATTTTCGCCAAAAAGTATATTTTCTTTAACCGTATCGGCTGCGGTTGCAACATTAGGGTTTTTACTAAAAGATGATATTTTAAATGGTAGTAAATAAAAAAGGGATCAACCTAATTAAGCAATTTGAGGGTTTTAGAAGTGATGCCTATTTATGCCCTGCTAACATTTGGACAATAGGATACGGCAATACAAGGGGTTTAGATGGGAAACCAATAAAAAAAGGCGATAAAATAAGCAAAGAAGATGCCGAAAAGTTATTAATAAAAGAAGTTGAAGAGTTTGCTAATGGAGTTAAAAAACTCTTAAAGGTTAAACTAAACGAAAATCAATTTAGTGCTTTGGTTTCTTTTGCTTATAATGTTGGATTAGGCAATTTAAAGGCTTCTACGCTATTAAAATTGGTTAATTTAATGCCGACATCAGATGCAATTTATACGCAGTTTTTACGATGGACAAAGGCAAATGGCAAAGAATTAGCAGGTTTAAAAACGAGAAGAGTGGCAGAAGCTAATTTATATTTTTTCTAAATATAAAATAAATTACTTAATTTAGCGATAAGTGCTTAATTTTAAGTTATGTTTCGTAACGAAGACTTATTAAATTGGAACGGAATTATCACATATTGGCAAATTATTAAAGATTTTGCCGATCCGAAAGAATGTATGTTTGCTACAGAAGAAGAAATTTTATTATATAACTCTATATGAATAGAAAACAAATTGTCGAACAAAACATTGAAGTTTTTAATAAAGACAAAAACCAGTCAGGTTATGCTAAATATTTAAGGTCAAAATATCCTAATGTATTTGGAACTGTTGAAAGTGCAAGAAAAGTAATTAAAGATTATTTAGCAAACAAGCCTGAATATGAAACTAAAACAATAGCCATAACAAATGATGAGTTAGCTATTATTAAAGAATATAGAGAAAAGCATGAAGCATTAGAAAAAGAATGTTTAGAAAAAGGCATACCAAAAGATGAGGTAAAACATTATTGGTTTAAAAGTGACCATTTTTCTTTATTTGTAGGCAACAAAACCAAGCCTTTTGATTTATTTGAAAAAGAACTTTATTCTTATATTGATAGCAAAAAAATTAAATATCCTGAATTAAAGTATCCTAAATTTAATGATGCTAATTTATTAGTAATTAATCCTGCGGATATACATATAGGGAAATTAGCAAGTGAATTTGAAACAAAAGACGCGCATAACAACGATTTAATTGTAAAACGTGTTAAAGATGGCATTTTAGGAATATTGCAAAAATCTAAAGGTTTTAATATTGATAAAATCTTATTTGTAATTGGTAATGATATTTTACACGTAGATAACGCAAAAAGAACGACTACAAGCGGAACTCCGCAAGATACTGATGGAATGTGGTTTGAAAACTTTTTGTTGGCACAAAGGCTTTATATTGAGGTTATAGAGTTGTTAGTACAAGTTGCACCGTTACATATTCAGTTTGATAGTTCAAACCACGATTATACTAATGGATTTTTTTTAGCACAGACAATAAATGCGTGGTTTAGAAACCATAAAAACATAACATTTAACGTTGGTATTCAACATAGAAAATATTTTACTTATGGTAGAAATTTAATAGGTACAACTCACGGAGATGGTGCAAAAGAAACAGATTTACCTTTATTGATGGCACAAGAAGCAAGTGAATACTGGCACAATTCAAAACATAGGTATTTTTATATTTCACATATACACCATAAAAAATCAAAAGATTATGGAAGTGTTTGTGTAGAAAGTTTTAGAAGTCCATCGGGTACGGATAGCTGGCACCATAGAAATGGGTATCAACACGCACCAAAAGCTATTGAAGCGTTTATACATAACAAAGAACAGGGGCAAATTGCAAGAATAACACATATATTTTAGCTATGGTTGAAGATGAAGAAAAAGAAATAGAAGACAGTCAGTTAAGTTTAGAATTAACTACTTTTGTGGATTGTTTAGCAGCATTGGAAAACTGCGATTTTAACTTATTTCCAATGGATAAGCAGGCTATACAAACTAAATTAATAAAATTAATTAAACAACGATTAGAATTTTTGGATTTTGAAGAAGATTGATAAATTAATTGAAAAAAAATTACTTTTAGAATTAGAAATTAAAAAAATAAAACATCAAATAAGGCTTTTACAGAATGAAAAAATCAACAAATTTAAAAGATAAGCTGGATAAGGTTTTTTCTTTGTATATTCGCCTTCGTGATGCAGATGAAAATGGTTTTTGCACTTGTTACACTTGTGGAAAAGTAGCACATTATAAAGAAATGCAGAATGGTCACTTTTGGAGTAGAACGCACTTATCAACAAGATTTAACGAAAATAACTGCAAAGTACAGTGTGTAGGATGCAATATTTTCAAAAAAGGTAATTACATTGAGTACACAAAAAGATTACTCAAGGAATTAGGAGAAGAAAAATTTAACGAATTAGAACGATTAAAAAACTCTACTGTAAAAATCAGTAAGACTGAATACGAACAAATGATAGAACATTATAACCAAAAAATTAAAGAATATGGAGTATAAAAGTGACGCAACAAAACCAGAACATTACAATATGCCTATAACACCTTTAGAGTTTATAGTTAAAAACAATTTAGGATTTATAGTGGGTAACATAATAAAATACATTTGTCGTTACCAAAGAAAAAATGGAATAGAAGACTTAAAAAAAGCACAAGAATACTTAACTCAATTAATTGATTATGAAACTAACAGATAAATTAAGATCCGAAGGATGGAAAGATATTAACGGAGGTATGTTTGTAGATACTTTTGATTACTTATTTTTAGAAAAAGGGAATTTTAGATTTGAATATGATGGGGACTTACATATTATGTATGCTAATTTAAAAAAATACCACAATGATGCTAATACTTCTACTAAAATTATAGGCGTTACATATAATCAAATACAACAAATTTTAAGATTATGCGAGGAATAACATATATATTCTTATTTCTTATTTTAAGCGGCTGTAAGGCAAAGAAAATTGAAAAGGTAGAAACTATTACACAAGAGGTTTTTAGGGACACCGGAAGCGTTAAAACAATAACCACGACTGAATATGTACATTATTACGACACAATTACTAAAATGCTTTACGTTTACCCTAAATTTAAGGTTGAAAACAAGGAAGAAAAAAAAGCAATAACACAAGAAAAGAAAGAAGAAAAAAAAGAAATTAAACGCGAAGTTGAGCATAAAGCTGTAAATAACTTAAAACTAATATTTTGGCTTATTTTTGCATTAATTGTGTCAATTTTGATAAATATTTTGAAATTTATTAAATAATTGTTATTTTTGCATCACGATTTCCGAAAATATGTCGCAGATAATTTCGGGAACGGTTCAAGAATAAACCCTTTTACCCGACCCTTAAAGCTGCGACCTTTGAGGGTTTTTTTATGCCTATATATTTTTGGTACAGATAGTTAGCTTTAAGCATAAGCCAATTGACTTATTTAAGTGGACAAGGTGAGGCTAACGCCATCTGTGCTACCAGTATGTAGATTATGCTTTTAAATCTTGTGTATGGGCTGTCAAACACCTTCCCTGCAAGAGCCGAAACGTTCCGATTCCTATTTGACGAGTTGTTTTTGTAAGTGAATAGTGTTTATATTCCTTTAGGGGTAGGGGTATAAACACCTTTTGCTTACCTTCATACCTTAAACCTTTTTCGGAGTTATTTAGAATCATTATAAATTACAAATAATACTTGACAAAAGTAAAAAGCGTTGTATATTTGAATTATAAAAAAAACAATTATGAAAACAGAAACAAAACAATTAATCAAAAATGCAGCATTAGACTTATTATGTTTAGTGTTATTATTAACATCATTAGTAATTACTTTAACATTAGCAATTTTATAATTATGAAAACACAATTAGAACAAATCCAAAAACACCTAAAAGGTAAAAAGAAAATCACAAGCTGGGAAGCTATCGAAAAGTATCGTATTACAAGACTTGCACATTACATTTATGTATTGAGGTCAATGGGATGGAATATAGAAAGCAAAAAAGTTATTAAAAATGGTAAAAACTTTGTTAAATATGAATATAGAAACTAATATGACACAGGAACAATTCAACGAAGCTATTTATAAAATAGAATCAGACGCTACACGCCAAAAAGTAGAACTTATGAAAAAATACCAAAAGTTTAAAGAAGGTCAGATAATATTTGACGAATACGATAAAATGCTGATTGAACGAATAGAATACAATACACACTACAATGACATTGCCTATTATGGGAAAAGGTACACAAAATCAGGGTTAAGCAAACAAAAAAGGGAAACTTATATATGGCAAAAGAACGGAATTTTGGCAAGCGACCAAACACAGTCAGAATAATTGAAGAAACAAGAGAATTAAGAGAAAAACAAGGCTATCAATATGTATCAGTAGTTATTTTAAGGTCGGGCAAAAAATGCTATAAAACAGAATAC